CAAGCCCCAAGGTCGCGGGCGTGTACTACCAGGTGCAGGACGTTGATATCGGCGACCGTGTCGCTGTCACCGGCACTCCCACCTGGCTGCCGCCGGACGGCATCAGTCAGATCGTCCTGGGCCAGATTGAGAACTGCTACGACTTCATCTTCACCGAGCAGTGGTCATGTGAGCCCGAGGCGCCGTATCGCGTAGGCATCCTGGACGACCCGGTCCTGGGCCGGGGCGACACCGACGGCTCGACGCTGCACGCCGGAATCAGCAGCACCGCCACCTCGATGCAGGTGGACACCACCGACCCGACGACGCCGCTGTGGACGACCAACGCCGCAGACTTCCCGTTGGACGTCGTCATGGGCGGCGAGCGCATCACCGTCGGCCTGATCACAGGCACGACGTCGCCGCAGACCTTCTCCTCGCTGACGCGCTCTGTCAACGGCGTCGTCAAGTCGCAGAGCGCCGGGGCTGACGTGCGGCTCTTCCAGCCATCGATCTTGAGTATGTAAGGAGGCTGGAGTGGCATTCAATGCCGGACAGCGGATCCTGGCGTCCTACCTGAACCAGGCCGTGCAGTTGATCCAGACGCAGCGGCTCAGCGCGTCCCAGGCGTCGATCGTCTCGCCGGTCATCAGCGGATACACGCACGTCCGCGTGCTGTGGCAGGCGCGCACCACCTCCGGGAATTTGTCGGACGTCATGCAGGTGCGCCTCAACGGCGACACCGGCAACAACTACGGCTGGCAGCGGCTGGAGGGGCAAGGTGCGGGGACCGCCGCCGCCTCGGCGGCAGTCTCCACCGCCTCGGTCATCGTCTGCGGGACCGCGTCCGGCGGCGGCGCCGCGGCCGGGTACTTCGGCGGCGGCAGCTTTGACGTCGTCGGCTTCGGCCAGGCCGCGACCGGCCACCAGGCGACGCTCGTCGGGACTGGCTACGTCGCCGCGGGCACCGGTGCCACGCAGCTCATCGCCGGCACCTACGCCGGCACCTACATTCCCTCGGCGACGCTCACCACGATCACGCTGCTGCCGGCGGCCGGGTCGTTCGCCGCGGGCACGTCCGTCTCCTTCTACGGCTACAACTGAGGATCCTGCATGCGACCCTTCACCAAGCTCGCCGTACTGGCCGCGGCCGCGGCTCTCATCGCGGCACCGGCCACCGCCTCCACCGGGTCCCTGGTGTGCGTGCCCGGCGGCCCGTGGACGCAGTCGTGGTCCACCTCCATCGACCACGGCCAGGCGGTCGGCCCCTGGTCGAATCAGACGCTGAGGATGGTCGAGCACACCTCGGCCGGTGGCAGCCAGCTGCGGCTGCACCTCTCGGCAGAGTTCGCCTCCGGCCCGGTCACCCTCGCACACGTCTCGGTCGGCCAGCAGCTCGACGGCGCGGCCACGGCCGGCGCTCCGACTGTGGTCACGTTCGGCGGTACCACCTCGGTCACGATCGCGGCCGGGGCCGAGACCGTCTCCGACGCCGTCGCGCTGCCGACGACCCCGGGCGAGCGGCTGCTGGTGTCGGTCTACTTCCCGTCCTCAGCCCCGGCGTCGTCGGTGGCGGTGCACACCTACTCGGGGGAGACCGAGTACAACATCGTCGGCTCCGACGCGACGATGGCGCCGGCCCCGGCCGTCACCAACACCTTCGGCTTCAGCGCGGTCATCGCCGGCCTGGACGTGGACGCGTCCTCCGCACAGACCGTCGTCGCGGCCGGTGACAGCATCACGGACCTGGCGGACGTGCCGCAGGACTCCGATACCCGCTGGCCGGACTACCTGGCCCGCCGCACCGGGCTGGCCGTCGTCAACGCCGGGATCGCCGGGAACTGGGTCACGCAGGACAAGGGCACCGCCGGCGGCCCGTCGCTGGTGAACCGCTGGTCTCACGACGTCCTCAACGTCCCCGGCGTCCGGTCCGTCATCGACGAGGGCGGCATCAACGACCTGCGCGGCGGCGTCAGTGCGGCCACGCTGGAATCGGCACAGGCCGGGCTGATCGCCTCAGCGCATGCGGCCGGGATCCGGGTGCTGCTGTCCACGATCACGCCGTGCTCGGGCGACTCGCAGTGCACCAGCGCCTTCGAGACGCAGCGGCTGGCCTACAACGCTTGGGCACGCAGCGGGGCGTCCGGCGCTGACGGAGTCGCGGACTTCGACTCGGCGGTCGCCAACGGCGCGGCGCTGGCCGGTATGTACAGCAGCGGCAGCCCGCTACACCCGAACGCCGCCGGGATGCTCTCCATGGCCAACGTCATCGACGTGAGCAGGCTGTGATGTCCTGGCACCGGCACCCCGGGGTGCGCTCCGACGGGCAGCTGACCCGCGGCGAGCGCGCGGCGGACCGGATGCGCAACTCCATGGGGTCCTGGGCGTTCGTCTTCGGCGCCCTGGCCTTCCTCTCCGTCTGGATGCTGATCAACCGAGGCAGCGGCTTCGACCCCTACCCGTTCATCCTGCTCAACCTGCTGCTGTCCTGCGTGGCGGCGCTCCAGGGCGCGATCCTGCTGATCGCCGCCAAGCGGTCGGACCAGATCTCCTCCGAGCTGGCGCAGCACGACTACGAGGCCGACTGCCAGTCCCAGGCGATGCTCGTGACCCTCACCGCCGAGTTCGCCACGCTGCGACGCCAGCACGCCGAGCAGTCCGCGATGCTCGCCGCGCTGCTCGGCCATCCACCTACTCCCGCCTCCGAGGAGGCTTCATGACGATCTTCGGACCAGACATCTCCTCCTACCAGCACGGGCTGAACCTGGCCGCGTTGGGCTCCGGCGCGTTCGTTATCGCCAAGGCCACCGAGGGCACCTACTACACCGACGCCGACTACGAGGGATGGCGACTCCAGGCCGCAGCGCTGCACAAGCCGTTCGCCTGGTACCACTTCCTGTCCGGCGAGGACGCGACCGCTCAGGCCGCGCACACCGCGGCGAAGGTCGGCGACGAGTCGCTGCCCGGCATGCTCGATGCCGAGCCCGCGGGGAGCTTCCGGCCGACGCTCGCACAGATCTACGCGTACATCGACGCCGCGCACGCCGCCGCGCTGAACCTGCGGCTGCTGTACCTGCCGCACTGGTACTGGGAACAGCTGGGCTCGCCGGACCTGTCCGGCCTGACCGCCCGCGGCGTGAGCCTCGTGTCGTCGGCATACCCGGGCGGTACCGGCTCGCCGGCCGCGCTGTACCCGGGCGACGGCGCCACGGGCTGGCAGTCCTACGGCGGTAAGACGCCGCTGATCTACCAGTTCACGAACCAGGCCACCGACGGCGGCCAGCCGCTGGACTACAACGCCTACCGCGGCACCGAGGCACAGCTGGTCGCCGACCTGAATCCCACGGCCCCGGCCCCCGCGCCTACTCCCGCACCACCATCTACCGACCCGGAGGACGACCTCATGCCCGCTTTCGCAACAGGAGAGATCAAGCCAGGCGCCAGCGCCGTGACCGTTGTGTGCCCGCCGCCGGCCAACGTGGGATCCGCAGGCTGGGGCAACGTCTGGTTCAGCCTGGGCTGCGACTTCGGCGACGCCGACGTGCGCGTGGCCGTCTACACCCACGGCGCCGGCTGGTCCGAGATCGACCAGGACATCAAGGTGACCGCCGCCGGGGACCGGGTCAACCCGCACGGCGGCCCGCTGCCGACCGGCGTTCAGAAGATCAGCATCACCCGGACCGCCAATCCGGACGTGCCGATGTCCTACCTGATCGAGGCGGCGCACCGATGAGCGCCCCGTCGAAGCGCGCGGCCGAGGTGGAAGCCGAGCTCGGCGCGGCCTGGACGCGGTACCACGTCGGTGCACAGGCAGGCCGGTTCCTGGCTGGCGTCGTCGTCTCGCTGCTGCTGAGCCTCCACAGCGGCTTCAGCGACTGGACGGCGCTGCTCCCGCTGATTGCGGGTGCGGCCTGGACGACCGCCGCGCAGATGTGGCCGCAGGTGCCGTGGACGCTGGTCCGCGAGCACTTCGGCACCGCCGCACCCGCGCCCGCCGCCGTCCCGCCGCCCGTGGCCGGGACCAACCCGGCGCCGCCGGCGAAGGGCTGATCATTGCGCGCCACGCGCGCGGGGACTGGGGTGCGCTGTGGCTGAGGAACGGATGTCCGACCGCGAGATCGAGCGGCGCTTCGAGGGCGTCGACAAGCGGGTGGACCGGATGGTTCCGATCGACATGTGGAACCAGGAGAACAAGCACATCTGGGAGAAGTTCGGCGAGATCGATGAACGCGGACAAAACACATGGGTCCGCGCCCTGGGGATCTTCGGGGTCGTCGCCACGCTGGTCGCTGCCGTCGTCGCCGCCGTGCTGGCGGCATATCTGAGTGCAAGGGGAGCCCATTGAGATGGCCGAACTGACGCACGCGGTCCGGGTCCGCCTCTGGCATATCCTGCTGGTGGCGATAGTACTGATCTTCGGCCTGGTCGTGTACACCATCTTTCAGCTGGATTCGATGCGGACCGCACAGTCGCGGCAGGACAAGGTTGTCGCAGCGCTGTCGTCGAATCTGGCCGGCGCGCAGTCGCAGCTTCGCCAGCACGGCATCGCACCGTCGCAGCCCGCACCGTCGCAGATCATCGCGCAGGTCGGGCCGCCGGGCGCGGCAGGTGCAATGGGCCCGGAGGGCAAGGAGGGGCCCTCTGGCCCGAGCGGACCGCCAGGACCGAGCGGAGCTGCAGGTGCGCCCGGCAGCCCGGGCAGTCCCGGGCCGACCGGCCCATCGGGTGCTGCAGGTGATTCCGGCGCGCCAGGCACTGCAGGATCTGTGGGTACTGCAGGTCCCTCGGGACCCCCTGGCCCAACCGGTGCTGCAGGTCCATCAGGTCCTGCAGGTGCGACCGGCGCGCCGGGACCGTCCGGACCGTCAGGTGCGCCCGGTCAGGACCCTTCGGGCTGGACGTACAAGGACGCCCTGGGCATCACACACACCTGCGCGCCCGACTCGCAGACACCCGCGCCTCACTACACCTGTACGTAGCCTGCCCGCAAAGCCGAACGCCCCGTCTCCTTCGGGAGGCGGGGCGCTTTCGTCATGCCGTCGGCGGTCCGGCGCTGGTCTCCGGCGCGGGGTCCGGCTCGCCGCGCAGCTTGCGCCGCTCAGCCTCGACCTCCTCGGCCCGGGCGGCGACGTAGGCCGGTGTCGGCTTCAGGGTGAGCGCAAGCAGGACGCCGAGGGGTCCGAGGAGCAGCCCGAGCAGGACGCCGTCACCTCCCCGGCCGCGGTTGGAGCCGATGGCCCCGGCGATGACGAGGCAGATTATTGCGTCCACGATGACGAACTGGATGGTCGGCATGTCTCCCCCTGGTGCCCGATGGTGCGCTGAGGCTACGCCCGCCCTGCGCGTGATCGCCAGATGCCGGACGCGGTGACGCCCGGTCCGCATGGACCGGGCGTCCCACGGTGCGGCTACTTCCCGCGCCACGACCGCACCGTCATGCGGTCCACCCCGGCCTCGCGGGCGAATCCGGCCTCGGTCTGGCGGTGGGCGTCGATCAGCATGTTCGCGGCCTGCTTGAGTCCGGCGATGGCCAGCAGCTCGGCGCGTCGCGCCGAAGTGAGCTGTGCGGACAGCTCTTGCACGACGGACGCCTGGTCCTCGACGAGGAGGCGGTAGGCGGCGATCAGCGCGGCTTGCGCCTCGTCCTGGTCGTCGGGGTCCGGGTAGCGCTGCTCGATTTCGATGGCGACGGTGGTGAACTCGTCGAGCTGGTCGTAGGTCAGGGCGTGGTCGTCGCCGAGCCAGGCAAGGATTTCGTGGCGCTGCATGGTGGTGCTCCCTTCGCGGGCGACCTCCGCCCTTCTGTAGAGAACTCTACATCGGATCTGTAGAGCTGTCTACAGTTCACGCAAGAACGCCCGGCCGCGCAATGCGGCCGGGCGTCTCGTCGTGCTCAACTACGGCCAACCGGGCATGGCGGCGGCGTCGGGAAGCCCGGGATGACGCGCGGCGGGCACGGGATCAACGTCACCGCGATCACCTCGCCGCCGGACCAGAACGCGTCCATGGTGTCAGTGCCGTGCTCCAGCTGCCTGCGCGTGTGCTCCAGGAGGCGCGGCCTGCGCGCCTCCTCGCCGTCCTCGCCCCAGCAGCCGGCCGGGCGCTTGACCTCGCCGATCCACTTTTCGTGCCACGCCACGGCGTCGTCGACAGTGTCGAACGTCCGCCGGGGCTTCTGGCGCAGCCGGTCCCGGACGAGTTCGCTGCTGCGGGGCTGGGGCTCCCGGTACTCGTACTGGTGGTAGTGCTGCATTCGAGTTCCACCGGTGTCATAGGCACACTTCCGTAGGATGAGCCCACGGCCGAGCCGGGCGCCCGACGAATTCTGCGCGTCGGGCGTCCGGCGTCCGGCCGTCAGGCTAGGACGTAAACCGGGGTGTCGGGCTCGCCGATCAGCCAGCCTGTGGTGGCTCCGTCGCCGTCGAGACGCAGCAGCACAAACCGATGGCTGCGGGTGGCCTCGCTGGACAGCTCGAAGTCCTTCAGGTCGCCGAGGCGCATGTGGCGGGCGTTGGTGACCGCCAGGAGGCTGCGGTTACACCAGGCGCGCATGCCGACCTCGACCTGGCAGGCGTTGAGCTCGATGACGTGCTGTCCGTCGGCGGCGGCGCAGGCGGCGTCGTAGGCGCGCTTGTCGCGCGGTCTGGGCGTGCAGCCCGGGTACATGGTGAGGATGCCGGGCGCGAGCCCCGGCGGTTGGGCGGTGGGAGAAGGCTCGACTCCGCCGGAGCCGAAAGGCCTTCTCCGCAATGTCTGCGACATCGCGGTCCCTTCGTGGTCTGTGGAATTGTGATCACCCACCGATGCAGCAGGCTCACCTACCGTATTCCCGCCAGGGCTCTGACGGAAGCCCGGCGCGCCGATTCCCTGGCGCGCGGGGAGGATCCGCGCGCCCGTCAGTCCTCGACGACGCGGTACAGCGTGTGCCCGACCATCACCTCGCCGGCGCCCTTCCCGATGTGCATCAGGGCGCGGGCGAACTCGTGGGCCTTCTCCGGCTTGCCCTGCTCGGCGCGGTCCTTCCCGTACTGTTCCAGCTCGGCCAGGATCTCCTCGCGAATGCCCTCGGCAACTCCGTAGCGTTTCATGGGGCCAGGGTAGGGCGGCGAACAGGCGTCGGCGAGCAACGCTGAGTGACCAGCGTGTTTGTGTGATCTTGGTTGGGAGAGGAATGGGGATGATCATGGCACAACTCATGATCAATCAAGTCGTCTAGTGTCGTGTGGAGTCGTGTACGTCATCCACATACAGAAGGCCCCTCTGACTCGTCTCCGCAGCTCACGCCACGGAGAACGAGGTCAGAGGGGCCTCTTTTCGAGAGCCGCTGAGGGGACTCGAACCCCTAACCGCCTGTTTACAAGACACCCGGTCGGAACCTAAGCCACCGGCGAAATCAGTGGCCAGAGCTATCAACTAGCTGATAGGTACCCCGTTTTTGGGAGAGGAATGGGGATGATCAAGGCTTCAGAGCCCGTCCCCCGCCGCTCGATCTGAAGCGCGCGCGAACCCGCCAGATACACCTCGGCCACCCCGTCGCTCCACCACAGGTCCTCCAGCAGATCCACGCGGCGCTTGCGCATGCCCGGCGTCGGATGCTCGTAGACCCCGGCCATCCCCGCAACCTTCTGCCCGAGGATCCCGCGGCGCAGAACGTCCGGCAGGCCCCAGTCCGCCATCATCGTTGCGTGGCCATGCCGGTTCCCCTGGGATGCCAGGCCCGGCAGGATCGGCGGCGCCGCTGGCCGCCCGGCGGTCCCCCGGCGCCTGGGCGACTCCGGCCAGCCCTCAGCCGCAGCCTTGATCTTCTTGTCGAAGTTGCTGTAGTGCCGGAACTCACCCGTGGCCGTCGCGAACACATGGTCGTGCGGCCAGTCGACAAGGTGTAGGTCCGCCAGGTCGCACAAGAACGGCGGGATGTCCACCTCGCGCGCGCTGTACTTGTTCTTGGGCGGTGCGGGCCGGAGCCGGCGGCGCGTGCGCCCGGTCTCGTCCTGGACCTCGACCTCTTCCAGCGATCCGTCCTCCTCGCCGACAAGCATCACGCGGCGGGTCCACGGCCGGCCGTCGACCACGTCGGTCCGCACGGCGAACGAGCGCTCACGGTGCAGCGCCAGCATCTCGTTGACCCGCGGGCCCATGAACGTCTGCCACAGCTGCATCAGGCCGTCGATGGTCGGCATGCGGGCGGCGATCGCTGCCGATGCCGGCGCGGTCGTCCACACGACCTTCTTTGGTGCGAGGTTCGCCGGCTTCTTCACGCCGGAGTGTCGCTTCCGGCCGAGCAGCGGATTGGCCTCGATCATGCGCGCGTCGGCCGCGCTGGTGAGCATCGTGGACATGAGGCCGACGGCGTGATCGACGGTGTTTTTCGGCAGCACCAGCGAATTCGCCCACTCGCGGACCTCGTCCCAGTTGATCTCTGCGAGAGCGGTGGCGGACCAGCGTGGCAGCAGGACCGCATCGAGGAGGTACCGCCGGTTGTCGTTGGTGGAGATCGAGCGCTTGTGGCTGGCCAGCCAGCGCTCGGCGTACTCGCCGTAGGGGGTGGCGGCCTTGCGCGGGTCTATCCAGCTGCCGTTTTTGGCGGCGAGCATCTGCTCATAGCCGTACTCAAGAGCGCTGTCTTCGTCGGCGAACCCGGAGGCTGAGGGCCAGTGGACATTCCCGTTTGCGTCGGGCGGGAGTGGCCACCGGACGCGGTAGGGGTATTCTCCGTCGCCGCGTTTCTCGGTGTATGGCTTCTTGGCCCTTGGTCGTCTTGCCACGTCAGTCCCTCTGTGTGGGTGGCAGGGTCGCGCCCGGGGAAGTGGCGCGTCCCCACACAGTACGACTTGAGACGACTCTAGGTGCCTGTACGCCCGTGCCGGTCGGGGAGGGACGTTACGACGCCGAGCGAGGGGCGCACTTCGTTCAGGGCGTCGGCGTGGCCAGCCTGGTAGCCGAGTTCGAACTTGCGGTCGTCTCGGCGCTGCGGCTCGATGACGAGGTACTGCATCAGCCACGCAATCAGGGTGATGCTGGCCGCCGAGACCAGCAGCAGCGTGACGTTCTGCATCGCGCGGCTGACGGCGTTGCCGTGGTCACCGGTGAACGGGCCGATGACGATCCAGAGGGCTGCTAATCCCCAGAGGGCTGCCACTACTCCCCAGTGGATCTTTCTGCAACGTTGGAAACTGGAGGCTTGATCTTGGCCTGATGCTGACGTCGTTGTCATTTCCCCTCGCCCGGTCAATCGTACGGAGGCTGGTTGGAGCCCTGAGTCAACTCCCGGGTAAAGGGAGAGTCAAGAGTCAAGGTCCTGATCAGGCCCGGCGACGGCGTCCGCTCTCTTCGGGCGGTGACCTGCGCTCACGCAGCGCGTGAAGCGTATGAATTAGGACACTCTTGTCTTCGTCGGACAGAAGGTCGTCAGCCATGATGCGTTCTTCGGGTGTCGGAGGCCCCTTCGGCGGCTCCGGCTCTCCGGTGCGACCAGCCTCCTCGGGGAGTACCTGCCCGGAGGCGACGAAAAGATCTATGGGCAGCAGTCCCAAAGCCGGGGCCACCTGGCGCAAATTCGGCAGGCTCGGGTCGCCGCCCTCGTTCAACCAGCGGCGCAGTACGGGGTCCGGGACGCTGCTCATTCGGCTTAAGCCCGGCACGTCGAGGTCCCCGGTGGAGCGCACGTAGCCGGCAGCTCGCATTGCCTGATCGAGGTACGTCGCGAAGCGTTGCCGACGCAGCTTGTCTTCATCCGTGATGGGCACGGAGCCACTGTATCGCCATGCATGTCGGACGGACAGACGCATAGAACTTTCCTCACGCAGGTCATATGCCTAGCGCTCTGAGGCATACCCGACATGCATGTCACCGGCCGTTCGGCCTGTTCATCGGAGCGTGACCAGGCGGTTACCCGTCTAGCGATCTCCGTGACCGTCAACACGCCTACGCATCACGCGTAAAGAAGAATCGTCTAGAGTCTTGTCATGCATGAGGAATGAGGGCTAGTCTCACTGCATGACGACAGCGAACGAGGCGGCCCCCGCGCCCCGCGAAGCCATGACCATCGAGCTGAACCTGAGCATGTTCGAGAAGGTCGCCAGGTCCAACGGATGGGACAGCAGCATCGAGATCGCGGAGGCCATCGGCATCTCCGAACGGCAGGTCGAGCGCATCCGGAACGGCCACAGCCGCCCGGGCGTCGACTTCATCGCCGGACTGCTCGACGCGGCCGAGGAGGCCGGGTTCCGTCGCCTGTTCCGCATCGTCCCCAAGTCCGAATCGATCGGAAGGGACTGAGATGACCAGCAGCACTGTCACGGTGTACACGGCCGAGGAGGTGGCGCAGAAGCTGCAATGCAGCAAAGAGAGCGTCTACCGCTGGGCCCGCAAGCGCCTGATCGGCGACGGGCCTCTGCCCGGCAGCCGGGTCTACCGCTTCACCGACCAGCACATCGAGGACTTCGTGAGCGGCAAGACCAAGACCGTCGCCGTCGCGCCGAAGCCGTCGCGCCACCCGAAGTACGCCGGCAAGTAGCGACCCCGCGCCTGCGCAAACAGGCCGGGGTCCGGACCAACCGAGATCCATCAGCAGAGACAGAGGGTTGATCACAGTGAGAGTACTGCAACATCCGTCCACCCCGCGCCCGCCGCTGCCGCTCGGCGCCCCGGCCCGCTCGGTCGCCGTCCTGGTCGACCTGCGCGCCGCCGACGGCCTGCTCGGCATGACCCGGCCGACCGCGGCCGTCCCGCCGCGCCCGATCGCCCTGACCGACTGGCAGGCGCGGATCGCCAACGACTGGAAGCACCTGAACGCCCGCCACGACGCCTTCGCCAAGGCGACGGCACGCGAGTTCATCAGCTTCCGCTTCGCCGCCGAGTACGCCTCGCGCGCTCTGGTCTCGGCGCAGCTGGCGGAATTGGTCGACCTGACGAAGGTTCGACTGCCGGAGTGGCGCCGGGCCCTGACCGTGCACGCCGACGCGGAGCTGGCGCTGTACGGCGCGAAGGCGGTAGCGCTGTGAGCGCCTGGGACGAGGTTGAGCTGGCCGCCGACACGGCCGCCATCATCCTGAAGCAGCTCCGCGACCAGGCGTACCTCGCCGAGCGCGACGCGCAGGACGCCTACGACGCTCTGCACGCCGGAGCCAGTGCCGGAGAGTACGCCAGCGCGCTGGCCTCCGAGGTCGCCTCCACCTGGGAGCGGCTCATCAAGGGCATCGAGAACGGGCTGCTTGACTGCCTCAGCGACACCGGCGAGGTGACGGTGCGATGACCGCCTTCGACACCCTCATCCCCGCCGACCAGCAGCACGCCGCCGCCGTCCTGGCCGCGATCCTGGCCGTGCCCGGCCTGCCCGACGCCTCCTGGACCGTCTACGCGCCCCAGCAGTCCGGGAAGCTCCCGAAGATCTCCGGCCAGGTGCAGAGCCGTCCCATCGCCGACGCCCGCGCCGCCATCGACACCTACGTCCTCGCGTTCAGCAGGCTGAGCCACGACAACGAGCAGCACCTCGCCGCGACTGACTACTGCGAGGCGTTCACGCAGATCAGCGCCTTCGGCGACATCGACGGCGTCAGCGTCACGGTGTGGTGCGCGGGGCGTGATGCCCGATGAGCACCCTCACCATCAACGGCGTCGAGCTGACGCAGACCACGGCCGCCGAGCTGCTGTACCTGGCGCCCGTCGAGCCCACGGCGGAGATGTCCAACGACGACGCCCTGTCGGCGATCCACCTGATCCTCATCGCGCACCACTGCAACCTGGCCGAGTGCTCGGATGACCTGTGGCAGCGCTACGTCGAGGACCCCGCCTACACCTCGGCGCGGATGTCCCGCTGCGTGGTCATCGCGGCGCGGCTCGTGGGGACGGTGGCTTGATGACCGCCGAGAAGATCGCCTCCGACCGTGCCCTGGCGCTGCTGTTCTCGCAGGCCTCCGGGCAGCGCGTCCTCGCCACCGAGATCCACGGCGGCGCCAAGGAGCTGGCCGCGTCCCACCACCGCACCGCCGAGCGGCTGAACCAGCTCGCCCGCCGCGCCTCGGAGATCTGGGCCGACGCCGACCGGCTGGCCGCGCTCGCCGCGAACGCCGCGAACGCCGAGGAGGCGCCGTGAAGACCCTGACCGGTGACGCGCTCGTGACCGCGCTGGACAACGAGGCGTGGAAGTGCGCGCGCAAGGAAGACCAGCTGTCGGCCGACCCCATCAAGTGCGTGTACATACCGCTGCTGACCGAGGCCGTCGCGTTCTGGCGAGAGCTGACCGCCGCCGTCGAGCACGGCCGGCCGCTGACACGCGAGCAGCAGTACGCCGCCGACGTCGTCGCGTCCGGCGCGCTACGAGGAGGGCCGAGACGATGAGCGCTGAGACCACCGATCGGGCCGCCGCCGTGGCCATCCTGCGCAAGGAATTCCCCGAGGACCAGATCGGCAAGCTGCCGAAGATCACGTGTCGGGACTGCTCATCCGTGCGCGGTGCGTGCGGGAAGAACGATCACCAGCTCCAGTGGTGCGAGGGCTGCCGAAACAAGATCACAAAGGCTCACACCCACATCGGCTACGTCGGGCACGCCGAGGTGACCAACCGTTTGCTGGAGTCCGACCCGATGTGGTCCTGGCGTCCGATGGCGTTCGACGCCGATGGCTTGCCGAAGTTCGACGGCCACGGCGGCCTGTGGATCCACCTCACCGTCGCCGGTGTCGAGCGTCCCGGCTACGGCGCGGCCGATGGCAAGGGCGGCCCGAACGCCATCAAAGAGGCCATCGGCGACGCCCTGCGCAATGCGGCGATGCGGTTCGGCGTGGCGCTGGACCAGTGGGCCAAGAGCGACATTCACGCGCCCGTGCTCGACGACCCCGAGGACATCCCGGCGACCTCCGAGCAAATCAACGGCGTCCTGATCAAGCTCGACACGGTCCGCGGCATACACGACCGCGAGAGCGCCCGGCAGGCCATGCGAATCCTGATCGGACGCCCGATCAACGGGCCGTCGGAAATGACCTCGGCCGAAGCCGAGCTGGTGCTGTCCAGGCTGGCCGCCGAGGAGGGCTCCCGGGCGCCGGCGCCCGGCGGTGCCGAGACGATCACCTCGATAATGGGCCGCGGGCAAAGCGCCCCCGCCGTCAAAGGGGCGCTCTGATGGCCGGCGTGTACGCCCGCAGCCGCTTCGCGCCGAAGCCGCGTGCGGTCCCGGCCCCGATGCCCGTCCGGCCCGAGCGCACCGTCCACGATGGGCAGAACCTCACCGACGTCGCGTGCATCCGCATCACCGCCCACGGCTTCGCGAGCGGCGGCCAAATTCGGCACACGATCGAGGCGTTCAACAGCAGGCATCGGAGCATCCTGCTCAGCCCCGACCCGACTCGGGAGGTCGCCGAGCGCAACTGCCTGCTGGCCGCTGTCTTCGAGCAGTTTCCGGGCATCGACTGGGACCGCAGCCACCAGGTACTCATCGGGCCCGACGGCTCCAAAGTCTGGGCAGTTCCCGACGTGGGCGAACGCGGATCCATCCCCGAGGACGACGAAACGTTCGGTGCCTTGAGGCCGCCGACCTACATCACCGTGCAAGCCGCCACAAGGAGGGCAGCAGCATGACCCGCCCGCACCCCGCCCTCACCGCGCTGGTCGCCCTCGCCCTGGCCGCCGACGCCGTCATGGCGACCGTCACCGCCTGGCACTCCACCGCGCTGGCCGTGTGGCTGGCCGCGATCGTGCTCGCCTACGCCTCGGCACTGGCGCTGATCTACGCGGCCGGGACCATCTGGCACAGCACCCGCAACGCCGCCTTGCACCGGGCCCGCAGACGCCTGTACGCGCCGGACGGGCGCCCGCGTCCCAGTGAGGGCAGCCGGCCTGTCGCACCGGTCGACGGACGCCACGCGCGGGCCATGGCCGCGGTCGCTGCGGAGATGCCGCCGAGCAGGCCTCGCACGTCGGTGTACGGCGCATCGCAGGCCGCCCGCAGCGCCACGCAGCTGCCGCAGACGCAGCCGCTGCCGGCGCTGGACGACACCGTGGTGATGGCGGCGGTCGGGGGCGGGAGGTGAGCCTCCGCATTGGCTCGCTGTGCGCCGGCATCGGCCTGCTTGACCTGGCCGTCATGGACGCGCTCGGCGGCGAGGTCGCCTGGCACGCCCAGCACGACCCCGACGACCCCAAGCAGTACGCCGCGAAGATCCTGGCGCACCGCTTCCCGGGCGTGCCGAATCTCGGCGACATCACCGCCATCGACTACGCCGACGTGGAGCCGGTCGACGTGCTCACCGCCGGCTGGCCCTGCCAGGACATGTCTCTGGCCGGCCTCGGCGCCGGCCTGATGCCCGGCACCCGCTCGGGACTCTGGTACCACGTCGCCCGCGCCATCGCCGCCCTGCGGCCGCCCATCGTCATCCTGGAGAACGTCAGGAGCCTGACCAGTGCCCGAGCACATAGCGACGTGGAACTCTGCCCGTGGTGTATGGGAGACCTCGACGACCGGCCTGTTCTGCGGGCACTTGGTGCCGTTCTTGGAGACCTGGCCGACCTCGGGTTCGATGCGGAATGGCTCTGCCTTCCTGCATCCGACATCGGAGCCCCGCACCAGCGATGGCGAGCCTTCGTCCTCGCCTGGCCTTCCGACGCCCCGCGCCCGGGACTGGAAGACCGGCGGCAAGGATGGCCTGGAGGAGGCGATGCTTCCGACGCCGATGGCAGCGGACGGTGGCGCGGGCCGGGGTTCGTCGGCGGGCCATGGGCTCAGGAACACCTCGCGGGCGATCGCCCGGCAGTCGTCGCTCTCGGCGCCGGTGCTCCTACCAACGCCGACAGTCTCGGACGCGAACGGTGCGGGCAGCCACGGGGACGGCGGATCGGATCTCCGCACGACGATCAGCGCGCTGACGTCGACTGGGGACCGTACACCGCCGCCGTCCGTCGCTGGGAGCGCCTGACCGACGTGGCCGCGCCGGCACCGACCGCGCCCGGCAAGAACGGTCCGCGCCTGTCGCCCGCGCTGCCCGAGTGGATGATGGGCGCCCCGGCCGGCTGGGTCACCGACGTGCCCGACATCCCGCGCAGCGCGCAGTTGAAGGCGCTGGGCAACGGCGTGGTGCGGCAGCAGGGCGCGGCCGCGGTGCGGATCCTGATGCGCCGCCTCGCCGCCCCGTAGAGCCCCGGTGCGGCGTCGTTGGTGACTCACCGCCGCACCGGCCGCCGTGCAGCGCCGTCCCCCCTTGCGGCTGCTGTACGGCACCGCCCCGGCGAGTCGTCCCCTCGGCTCGTCGGGGCCCTGAGACCGGCCGCCGCGCCTTGTGAGGCGGGGCGCGGCGGCCGACCAGACACAGACTTCGAATCGAAAGCAGGAATCGATATGGGCACCCGAGGATTCGTCGGCTTCGTCGCCGAGGGCAAGGTGTGGATCGCCAGCCGCACCGCCGCGCATCCCGGCGGCACCACGTTCGAGCCGGGCCAGCAGCTGGTCGTCGAGCGCGACGGCACGTGGCGCATCGAGGACGCGGCGGTGACGGCGTGAGCCACGACTCGCAGCGCCTGACCGTCATCGACTACGAGGCGCTCAAGGACGTTACGGCCACCGAACGGGAACACGCCGAGCGGCTCGTCGAGCGGATGGCCCGCGACGAGGCAGACCGGCAGCTACTGCTGGACGTGCTGTTCGGTGAGCCCCAAGTCAAGGCGCCGCGCGGACTCAAGGGACCCGAGCGGCGCGACCCCGACACCTACCAGCCGTGCGGCACCGAAGCGCGCTACCAGCGCCACAGGAGGCACGGGGAGTACATCGACGAGGCCTGCCGGAAAGCCGCCAGCCAGTCACGCATGGAATCGCAGCGCCGGACGCGCGCGCGACGCAAGGCCGAGACGGCAGCGAAGGAGGCGGCCTGATGGCCAGGAAGCCGGTCAAGAAACGCCCGCTGCACGACCACGAGATCGAGATGATCCGCCTGATCGCCGCCGGATACACCAACACGCAGCTGGCAGCCGAGTTCGACGCCTCCACCGAGACCATCCGCAGCCGCATCTACGTCGTCCACAGGCTGATCGGCACCAACTCCGCTGACGGCAGCGACGGCGCGGCCCGGGTGCGGATGGTGGCGTGGGCCTACGACAACCGGATCGTGCGCCCGGCCGGCGAGCCCGAGTTGCCGAAGCCGACGGTGCCGCTGCCGCAGGAGCGGATCCCCGCGGAGCTGGCCGCGCCGATGATCCGGCTGGCGATCAGCATCCTGTCGGATGAGCCGCGCGGGGATTTGAAGCAGTGGGCGCGGCGTGTGATGGACGCGGCACGGCTGCGGGTGCCGGGTGCGCTCGGGCGGCCGACGGCGGTTGCCGAGCTGTGCGACGACGGGCGGGCGGCGACGTGACGGTGCACGACGTGAGCGACCTTAGCGAGCGGCTGTTACGGCGTGTCGCGGTGAACGCGGTTACGGCCTGCTGGGAATGGACCGGGTACAAGATCAATGATGGCTACGGACGACTGTACGACTCGGCGACGAAAAAGAAGCAGCTGGCGCACAGGCTTGCCTACGAAGAGCTACTCGGCCCGGTACCGGCTGGCCTCCAGCTCGACCACCTGTGCCGGAACCGTGCGTGTATCAACCCGGCGCACCTGGAGCCGGTGACGCACTGGGAGAACACGCGACGGTCGCCAATCCACTTCGCCGCCATCTGCGCCCGCAAGACGCATTGCGTTCACGGGCACGAGTTCACGCCGGAGAACACACGCATCGAGGTCAGGGCGGATGGCCGGCGGCACCGAAAGTGTCGCGAATGCGGACGGCTGAAGGATGCTCGGCGCACCGAGAGGCGCCGAGCCGCAGCGAAGGCCGCCGCGTGACCCGGGCCGCGTCAGTCGCCGGAGGACTCGCGGGCGATGCGGCGCTGCTCGTCGTCGCACAGTGCAACTTTTGCGGCCACGTACCAGTCGACGGGCACCAGCACGGCGGCCAGTTTGCCGTTCCGCGTGACCTTGATGTGCTGCCCCTGGAACTGGGCCTCGGAGACGTACTCCGACAGGCGCGCCTTCAGCTCGCGCGTACCCACGGTGTTACCGGTCGGTTCGGCCATGGGGTCAGCGTACAGCCGAGTGGTCGCTGTGACCACATCGGTAGTTGCAATGACTACCGCAGTGTGGCCATTGCAACTACAATTAGAGCAGCACCCCAGGCGAGCTGCGGCTAAGCCGCAAAACCCCAAGTCGGCATAGCAACTTGCCAATGGCAACCGATGGCAAAGGATGGCAAAGCGAAAAATGGCATGGGCTCGCCTCGATGACGGCTTCGGAGACCACCCGAAGGTCCTCGAACTCATCGACACACTCGACGAAATGGCCGGCGCTGCGGCCGTCGGGCTGTGGACGCTCGGGCTCGTCTACGCCCACCGGACGATGCGGACGGCGAAGATCCCGGGCTACGTCCCGCGTTCTTTCGCTCGAAGCGCGCGTGTTCCGGCGACCTACGGGGACCTCCTTTGTGACGTTGGCCTGTGGGAACACGGCGACAACGGAGGCTGGGTCATTCACGACTTTGACCAGTACTTGCCATCAGAGGGTTTGCGGTCCGCTCGCTCGGAAGCCGGAAAGCGGGGCGCGGCGGCCCGTTGGGGTAAAGCCGCAGCTCAGAACACGTCTACAGACAAACCCGCAGGTGGCGATAGCAACTTGCCATCGGTTGCCATCATGGCAAATGGCAAATTATGCCCCGAACCCGAACCCGAACCCGAACCTATGAAGAGGACTACGTCCTCTTCTACGTCGGCGATGCCGACGCGCGACGACGTGGAGCGGATCTGCCGCCATCTGGCCGACCGCGTCGAGGGCAACGGCAGCAAGCGACCGCCGATCACCAAGGGATGGCGTGACGCTGCCCGACTGATGATCGACCGCGACGGCCACAGCGAAGACGAAATCCACGGCGCCATCGAGTGGTGCCAGAACAGCGATTTCTGGCACAGCAACGTTTTGTCGCTGCCGAAGCTCCGCGAGAAGTACGACCAGATGCGGCTTCAGGCCAACCGGCAAAAGAACAACCCGCCCCGCAACGGCCCCGACTGGGAAGCCGTCATGGCCCGCGCCGCCGCGCGCGACGAAGCCGAAGCTGCGCACACCCCCACCGAAGATCCCGAAGACGTCCCGCTGTGGAAGGTCATCCAGTCATGAACAACAAGGAAACCGCCAAGCTCGTCGGCCTCATAGCTCAGCTCTGGCCCGCCATGAAGATCAACGAGTTCACCGCCGACGCCTGGCACATGGTTCTGTCCGACCTGCCGCTGGACGTGGCCCAGACCGCCGTCGCCAACCTCGCCAAGGCGAAGCTCGGCTACATCGGCGTCGCCGACATCCGCCACCAGGCCGCCGAAGACGCCGGTCTGCTGTACGTCGAGCAGGGCATTGCCTACGACATGGCCGCGAAGGTCGGCCTCAACGCCGGCACCGGCGCCCGCATGCTGCCCGGCCCGGTCGGCGACGCCTACTGGCAGATGGGCGGCGCACCGGCATTCGAAGGCGACGCCGCGATGGTCCGCTCCCGCTGGAACAAGATCTACGACGCCTGCTGCGAGAAACGCCAGAAGGAACTGCTGTCCGGCGACCTCGGCGCGTCCATCGCGATCGCCCGCGCCTCGGCCGCCATCGACGCGCCGCGCCGGCAGGAGATCGAGGGCGGCGAGCGGTGAGCGAGATAGGCGCCGCGTTCGGACACGACTGTGCCGAGTTCCTGAAGAACAAGGCGACCGGGCACGGCCTCGACGTCCACGTCAGCACCCAACCGCCGATCGTCGCAGGCCCGTACACCACCGACCCGTTCATGTGCCCGCACGGCACCACCTACTGGATCGAGCCCACCGGCGAATGGATCGCCTGGGCCGTCGAGAACGGGATTGAGTAGTGGACATCACCGAGACGCGTCCGTGGATCATCGCTGCCCGAGCAGCACGGCAGCAGAGCATCGAGCAGGTGAAGATGGTCATGCGCTACCCGGACCTGCGCGACAAGCTGTGCCTGCCGCCGATCGGCTACGCCAAGCCCGAGCAGTGGAACGGCTTCGTCCCGCCGGCATTCGATCCCGAGTCCGAGGGCGGCGTGATCCGGCTGAACGACTCCCCGCGCCGTACCGCGCTGCTGGCGCTGCTCGAGGAAGCCGCGGAACGCGCGGACGGCGAGCGGGGTGGGCCATGACCGCCCCGCGCACCACCGTCCGCTGCCCCGACAAGCGGTTCCGTACCCGCCGCTACGCCAAACGCTGGGCCTGGGGCCAAGAGCCAGACCCCAGCAAGCGGCCGGTGCCGGTGGAGTGCCCGGACTGCACGGCGTGGCATCTGGCCGCGCCCGACGAAGCCAAGACGACCACCGACGACCAGCCAGGAGGCTGACCATGACCGACCAACTCACCGCGGCACTCGAAGCCACCGCCAAGGCCGTGGGCATGCTCAGCGACACCTACCGCGAACGCGCCTTCCTGGTGGCGCTGCTCGCTGCCGAGTACCCGTCCCTGTGGACGCCGGACCCGAGCGCCGGTCCCGACTGGCGCGTGGTGTACGTGGACCTGCCGACCGGACAGGCGAGCTGGCACATCAGCCCGGCCGACTGGGACCTGTTCGGGTTCGTTCCGCAGGGCGATGCCGGGATTTGGGACGGCCACACGACCGTGGAGAAGTACAAGCGCGTCCACGACCTGACCGTGAACACCCACCTGCGCAAGATGACCGGTGGGGAGCAGACGCGATGACCGACCCCTACCGCCATCCCGCCGGCCGCAGCTGCGCCGGTTCCGTGACGCTGCTGACCGCGTTCGCCGCGCTGCTGGCGGCACTCGTGCGGAGGTGCGGACGGTGAGCACGGCCACGCTCGGCCCGAATGACGAACCGCAGTACTCCGGTGCCGTGGTCGCCGTCGACTACGGCGACCACCACGCCCAGGAAATCTGGGTCCGCAGCTGCGCGAACATCGGCGCCTGGTACCTGCTCGGCGGCGAGTTCGGCCGCGTGATCAACGATGGCATTCCGAGACCGCCGCAGCACCCGCACTGGGAGCACGTGCTTGCCCGTGGCCCGGTGACGCTGCTGACGCGCGGCGATGCGGCTACCTACGCCGCTGGCTGGCGTAACGGACGCAGGCACTTGGTGGAGCAGATGGAGCCGCTGATTGACGACTACCCGAGGGAGGGGCAGTGACCACCGGCGAAGTGCACGAGGCGGCCGAGCAGCCGCAGGACGACGGCGACGTGCGGGCGGCGGCGGCGCTGCTGGCCGCCAAGGCCCCATGCTGCGGCGGACCGCACGCGGGCTGGATCCACACCGCGGAGTGCGCCACCCCGCAGCAGCCCGCGCGCGACACGGCGGACGGCGGTGCGGAGTGAGCACTCACGTCGTCCAGTTCTCGTCCGGCATCGGCTCCTGGGCGACCGCCCGCCGCGTTGCCGAACGCCACGGCACCGACAACCTGGTGCTCCTGTTTGCCGACACCCAGGACGAAGACCCCGACAACTACCGCTTCGCCATCGAGGCCGCCGCCAACATCGGCGTTCCGCTGACCACCGTCGCCGACGGCCGCGACGTCAAGCAGGTTATGCGTGATGAGCGGTTCCTCGGAAACTCCCGCATCGCGCCCTGCTCCAAGCTGCTCAAGCAGGTCCCGTGCCGGAACTGGCTCAAGGCCAATACGGACCCCGCTGACACGGTCCTGTGCGTCGGCATCGACTGGACCGAACTCCATCGCACCCCAGCAATCCGTGCCGGATGGGCGCCCTACCCGGTCGAGTTCCCGATGACGGAAGCCCCGTACATCGACAAGAACGCAATGCAGGCAATGGCCAGGGCCGAGGGTCTCGAACCGCCGTCGATGTACCGCGACGGCTACCCGCACGCCAACTGCGGCGGCTGCTGCGTTCGGCAGGGACAGGCCGGCTGGGCGCTGACGCTGCGCGTGCACCCCGATCGGTACGCCGCCATGGAGGCATTCGAGAACGAGATGCGGGGCGAACTCGGCGACGTAGCGATGCTGCGAGATCGCACGGGCGGCGAGACGCGGCCGTTGACCCTGGCCACGCTGCGCCAGCGGATCGAGTCCACACCGCAGCAGGACGCGCTCTTCGATTCATACGACTTCGGTGGCTGCGGCTGCCTGACTGAAGGGTTGGCCGCGTAATGACTGATCACGGCGTTGAGCACGAGAGCGCGGCACTCGGCAATCCGCTGAGCGACAGCGAGATCGACGGCTTGACCGAGATGACCATGGCTGCTGTTGCGGTGGGCATGCCGGTCCCGACTGCCAGCCGTCGGATCCTGGCGACGGTCTTGGCCCAACGCACCGAGCTGTCCGCCGCGAACGAGCGGGCGGAGAAGGCGGAGGCGCGGCTGGCGAAGCTGGATGCCGGTTTTGACGTCCACGTCGCAGCCCTCGCTCTTACCCAACAGAACCGCCGCGAACTCGACGCCGTTATCCAGCAGCACGTCGAGCAGGTCGGCATCGAGAACTGCGAGCTGCGGACTCGCGCCGAGCAGGCCGAAGCCGACCGTAACCAGGCGCGGGCGCGGCTGGCGGAGCTGCGCACCGAGTGGGGCTACCGCTTCGATGGGAACTGCGGCGAGGACGGCTTCGACAGCGAGCGCACAGCCCGCCTCATCGCCGCCGCAGGCGACAGGATCGTGTGGCGCCTCGTTGGTGAGTGGCGCGACGCAGAGACCGCCGATGCCGTACAGGACGGCCGGAGCGGGCCCGTGGAGCCCTCCGAGGCGGGCGACGGGTCGTTTCAAGGGAACACCAGTGCGAGCGCGTCACAGACGCCACAGGAGGCGACGGAATGAGCGAGCCCATGAACGACGCCACCCTCGACGAGATCCGCCGCCGCAACGACTACCTCAGCGGCATCCCGTTCGACACGCACGGCCCGGACGCCACACACGGCGACGGCTGCCCGCCATGCGGCATGGTCCGCAGCATCGGCGACGTGACGGCGCTGCTCGGCGAGGTCGAGCGGATGCGGGATGAGCTCGCCGAGGAACGCGCCGGCCATAACCCGCTGCTGCGCTGCCTGCTCATCAAAGCCGCACCCGACCGCGACCTGTACGTGGGCTGGTCCAACAGCGTCGAAGCACCCACCGGCATCTGGACCCGGGCCGAAGCGCTCGCCTACGGCTTCCCGCGCTCCCGCCTCGACCGCGCCGACAAGAACGGCAGCGCCGCCATCGCGTACAAGGACGGCCACTGGGACGACACCGGATTCATCGCCGAACAGCGCGGATGGCTCCGACGGGACCGCCTCGGCGACTACGCCCAGGCCTACGCCCGTGAGGACTACAACGCCGCCTGGGACCTGCTGGAGCCGTTCGAGGGCGAGACCGAGGTGCGGCGTGACTGACGTCATCCAGGCCTACTTCAGCCTCAACCTCGTCGCCGTCGCGCTGTGGGTGGCGTGGGTCGAGTACCGCAGGCTGCTGCGGGGGGAGGTGGGGCGGCGGTGACGAAGTACTTCTACGTTGTCAGCATCTTCTGGGCCGTCGGCTCCGTACCGCACAACGGCACCTATTCGGGAGTCGCCGATGTTGCGGAAGGTGAAACGCAAGAGACGGTCTACCGGGCCCTTTTCGCCATAGCCTGCGAGCAGCACGGCGCACCGCCAGAACGTACTGGCGTAAGGCACTACTACCTGGTGAGGAACGAGCTGTGACCGCCTGCACCATCTGCCGCCGGCCCACGGACGACCGCGACCCGATCCGCCACGAGCGGTGCGCCGAGCGGCTGCGCACCGACCTCGCCGACATTCCCGGCCACTACGCGCTCATGGGCGCCGTCCTTGCACCGGGAACGGCCGGTGGCGGCGCGCACGTCTCCGGGACGCGCACAGCACCGCTGCCGGTGAGGCTGGAGCCGCTGAGCCTGCGCGCACGCGGCGGCATGGTCACGATGATGGCCAGCTGGGAAGTGGACTGGCGCGAGACGCGCGGACTGACCCCGGCTCAGCGCGGCGGCAGCGAACGGGATCTGGCGGCGATCGTGCTGTGGCTGCGGGCGCACCTGCCGTGGGCGATTGACGAACACCCCGCGGTCGACGAGTTCGCTACCGAGCTGCGGGACATCCTGCATGCGTGCCGGGCTGCGGCGGGACTGCTGCCGCGCATGATGCGGATCGGGGACTGCCCGGCACTGGACGGCGAGGAAGTGTGCGGTGCGGCGCTGCATGCGGATCCGATGGCTGAGGAGATCCGGTGTCGGAAGTGCCGGACGTCGTGGCCCCGGTCGCGCTGGATGCTGCTGGGGAAGACGTTGCGCGGCGAAGACAAGACCGAAGCTGTTGAAGATGAGAGGCTGAGCGCGTGAACGAGAAGTTTGCACCTACCACGGCCGCTGAATACGCCCATTGGGTCAGGCTGCACCTTCAGGAAGGCGGGATCATCACGCACTTCTACGACTACGACTACCCAATGCACCAACGCGAGTTCCTGACCGCACTGCTCCCGTTCGCCCTCGGCGCCGAATGTGGAGCCAGCTCCCGTCACATCCTCGTTCCGGAAGGCATCGACTGGAGCCCTGGCATTGGCATGGGTCACAACACGGTTCATCTGGCCGATGGCAGCGTGAAGGGCGACCACGTGCCCGTCTACGCTGACGAGGTGTTCCACGGCTTGCCCGGCTACGAGGAAGGCATGGCCGCAGCGCGCGCGGCTAGGGCAAAGATCCTAGAGCGGTCTGCGCGGCTGCATCGGAGTGAGCCCCATTCGGATCTGACGCGCTACGCCCAGGACGCGCCGAATCCTGAAAGCGCAGCCCGAACAGCCCCGGCGCTGAGCGCAAGCGTGTCCGTCTTGGGCGGCAAGGTGCGACTGATTCCGTCGAGCATGCCGCTGGACATGACTTCGGATGAGGCGCTGGCGCTAGCGGAGGACTTGCGCGCCGCTGCGCTTGGGGCATCTCGCCAGAGTGGGGAGCCGAGCGCATGACCGACATCGTCGAGTTCCTGACCGCGCGGCTGGATGAGGACGAGGCGGCGGCCGAGCTGCACCTCAATGAGGCGGCATTGGCCATCTACAACAGGGCCACCGCACACCCACGGCGCAAGCCGTGCGAGGACTTCACAACGCTGCCTTCGCCAGTGCAGGAACGCTATCGAGCCCTTGCGATCGAAAGTCAGCCCGGCCTCGCGCGCGTGCTGCGGGGGGTGGCGGCTAAGCGGGCGATCGTGGCTCTGCATCGACCCGTAGAAAACATGCGCATTCCCAGGACTGAGTTTTGCGACTGCCAGACGTACGTGCTTTATGTGCGCGGTCTCAAATGGCCATGCGACACGCTGAAGTACCTCGCTGCGGTCTACGCCGACCACCCCGACTACAAGCAGACGTGGAGGATCGAAGCGTGACGGGCATCGTCGAGTTCCTGACCGCGCGGCTGGATGAGGACCAGGCGACCGCTGTGGCGGCAAGAGACAAGCACGCGGGTCGCTACCCGGCTGAGAACGATGCCGAATGGCGGCACACCGTCCCGGGCAGCAATGGCGTCTACACGGAATCGCGCTCGAACGCTGTTGTGATCGGCAGCTACGAGCACCCCCTTGACGACGAAACCGCGAACCACATCGCCCGCCACGACCCCGCGCGCGCACTGCGGGAGGTGGCGGCTAAGCGGAAGCTGATCGAGACCTACGTTGAGACGTGCGCCGCGCGGAAGTACGCCCTTGAGGACGATGAGACGGACGAATCCGAACGGCGCGCCCTGGCCGCAAGCGAAGCAGCACTGCACTACGCGCTATGCGTGGCCGTGCTGCCTTATGCCGACCACGTGGATTACGAGAGCGTGAGCTTCGCTACCGATGTGGTCATGGTCGAAGGGCTGTTGTAGGCAGGCAACTTGACACCGTGACCTGCACCGAAGACCATAGATCTCATCGTGGTGAACGTGTGCCACCAAGCCCCGCGCATTGGCGGGGCTTTCGCATTCCCGGAGGTGGTCGCATGCAGGCCTTCTCAGTAGCCGACCTAGCCCGGCACTACGGCAAAGCACCCGGCACGATCGGGCGGTGGATCTCAGAAAGCCACATCGAAGGCAGCAGAGACCCGCTGAACAAGCGCCGCAAGCTGTACCCGCTGGATGCTGTACAGCGCGCCTACGACAAGCGCCATGCGCTCTGCCGGTAGGCAGCAGCGACTCACCGTCTGCACAGTGGCAGGCTGCCCAACACTGTGCACAGGCGGACGCTGCACAGAGCACAAGCGCGTAGCAGATAGGCAGCGTGGCAGCGCAGCAGAGCGCGGCTACAGCGGCAAGGCATGGCGCTTCGCACGTCGTGCCGTACTCAGGCGAGACCCGATCTGTGTGCTGTGCAAGCGCGGCTTCGCCACCGTCGCAGACCACTGGCCGGTCAGCCGGCGCGAGCTTGTCGAAAGTGGCGTGCGCGATCCTGACGCACCGCACAGACTGCGCGCCCTGTGTGCCAGGTGTCACGGCAAGGAGACAGCGCGCGAGCAGCCTGGCGGCTGGAACCGGCGCGACTGACCCAGACCGCTCGACCGACGGCCGTGGCGGCACCCACCCCGGGTGGGGGGGTTACCCGATCTTGGGACTTCCAGGACCGCCGGGGAGGTCGCTCGCCGCGCGCACGGGTCTGGAGATCCAATCGATCATGGCGCAACGCCTTGATCACCTTCGAGCCGCAACGGCTCAACGAGGGAGAGTGACCGCTCATGGCCGGCATGGGACCGCCACCGAAGCCCGCAGCTCAGCGCCGTCGTACCAACGCCACCGTAGCCATGACCCGGCTGCCCTCCGAGGGCCGCAAGGGCGAGGCGCCGGAGTGGCCGCTGTCCTCGTCCGCCGCCTACGACCCGGACCTGTGGGCCGAGCTGTGGTCGACGCCTCAGGCCGTCGCCTGGGAGCGTCTCGGCGCCGGCACCATCCGCGTCGTCGCCCGCTACGTGGTCCTGCTCGCTGAGGCTGACGTCGGTGAGCCGAAGGCCGCGATGGAGGTCCGGCAGATTGAGGACCGCCTGGGCCTGTCGCCGCTGGCGATGCTCCGGCTCCGCTGGGAGATCGCTCCCGACGAGGTGGCCGAGCAGCGCGACCAGCACACCGCGGCGAAGGCTCAGACCGACGTCCGGGCCCGGCTGCGGATCGCCGCTTCCGCCTCAGGGCAGTAAGTGCCTTGGCGCGGCCCGAGCTACGCAGGCGAGTTTCCGTCTCTCGGGTGGGAGGTCGGGGCATGGATCCAAGAATTCTGCGTCATCCCCGACGGCGATCACCTCGGCGAGCCGTACAAGCTCACCGACGAGATGTGGACCTTCCTCGTCTGGCACTACCGGCTCAAGGCCGGCGCCACGGCCGAGGACTGGGCCGCAGCCTGGGCCTACCGCCGCTCGCAGCTTGTCCGCCCGCAGAAGTGGGGCAAGGGCCCGCTGAGCGCCGCGCAGGTCTGCGCTGAGGCAGTCGGTCCGGTCCGCTTCGCCGGCTGGGATGCCGCCGGGGAGCCGGTCGGCCAGCCGTGGGCCACCCCGTGGATCCAGATCACGGCGACCAGCGAGGACCAGACGGACAACGTCTACCGCGCGCTCCAGCCGATGATCGAGGAGGGTCCGCTCGCCGACGCCATCCCGGACACCGGGATCACGAGGATCAACGTCCCGGGCGGTGGCCTGATCGAGCCGGTCACGTCCTCGAAAAACGCCCGTCTCGGCCAGCGCATCACCTTCAGCGTGCAGGACGAGACGCACTGCTGGCTTCAGGCGAACGGCGGCTGGGCGATCGCCGCGACACAGCGCCGGAACCTGTCCGGCGTCGGCGGCCGGTCGGTCGAGACCACGAACGCGTGGGACCCCTCCGAGCAGTCCGTGGCTCAGCGCACGTCGGAGTCGACGGCCCAGGACATCTACCGCGACCACCGCATGGCGCCGCCGGTGCCGCTGACGAACCGCGCGGAGCGGCGCCGGGCCCTGAGGATCGCCTACGGCGACTCGGCCAAGCGCCCCGGCGGCTGGGTCAGCATCGACCGTATCGACGGCGAGCTGCTGGAGATCGCCGAGAAGGACGAGGCTCAGGCCGAGCGCTTCTATCTCAACCGCATCGTGGCCGGCACCGGCTCGTGGATCGACCGCGACGAGTGGGACGCGCTGGCCGCGCCCCGCCAGCTCGACCGGAAGCCGCGCGTGGTGCTCGGCTTCGACGGCTCCGAGGTGGACGACTGGACCGGGATCCGCGCCGAGACGATGGACGGCTACCAGTTCACGCCGACTTACGGCCCGGACGCCCGGCCGTGCTACTGGAACGCGGCGGACTGGGGCGGCCGGATGCCGTACTCCGAGGTCAACGCGGCCATGGATCACGTGATGCGCCACTACGACGTGGTCCGTGCCTACTGCGACCCGCGGTACTGGGAGACCGAGATCGACAACTGGGCCGCGGCATACGGCGCGGAACGGGTCGTGCGCTGGTTCACCCATCGCGACGTCCCGATGCACGCGGCGGCCGAACGGTTGCTGACCGACGTCACCAAGCAGGACACCAACTTCCGGCACGACGGGTGCAAGACCACGGCGATCCACGTCGCCAACGCCCGCAAGGCGGCCCGGCCCAAGGACCGCTACGTCCTGAAGAAAGCCTCGACCGCTCAGAAGATCGACCTGGCGATGTGCTCGATCCTCGCCCATGAAGCCGCCGGTGACGTCATCGCCGCCGGCCTGGCACAGCCGCGCAAGCGCGGCCGGATCGTCGTCATGTGAAGGAGGTGGACCATGGCCGTGAACCTGGACCCCGACCAGTGGCTCACCCGCCTGACCAAGGCTCATGACTCCGACTTGCCGGAGCTGAAGCGGCTGGACGGCTACTACGAGGGCAGGCAGACCCTGGCGTACATGGCGCCGGAGCTGATGCGGGAGCTGAACCAGCGCCTTCGCCAGCTGGTCATCAACTGGCCCCGGCTGTGCGTCGACGCCATCGAGGAGCGGCTCGACGTCGAGGGCTTTCGCTTCTCCGATGACGCCGAGGCCGACTCCAAGCTGTGGGGCATCTGGCAGGCGAACGACCTCGACGAGGAGTCGCAACTCGGCCACGTTGACGCGCTGGCCCTTCGCCGCTCGTTCGTCATCGTCGGCGCGAACGAGGCTGACGAGCAGAACCCGCTCATCACCGTCGAGTCGCCGCTGGAGGTGTACGCCGAGCGCGACCCGCGTACCCGCGAAGTCGTGGCCTCGGTGAAGCGCTGGGAAGAGGACGTCCCGAACGCCGAGAGCATCAAGCACGCCACCCTCTACCTGCCCGGTCTCACAACGTGGTACATCAAGAAGGACGGGACCTACGTTCCCGATCCGGACATCCCGCCGGACCGGACCGGTCTTGACAGGCCGCCGGTCGAGCCGCTGGTGAACCGGGCCCGGGTGCGTGACCGCGGCGGCGTCTCGGAGCTGGCGGACATCATCCCGGTGTCCGACGCCCTGTGCAAGATCGCCACCGACATGATGGTCAGCGCGGAGTACCACGCGATTCCGCGCCGCTGGGCTGCCGGGATGACGGAGGAGGACTTCGTCGGCCCCGACGGCACGAAGACCTCCACTCTCTCCGCGCGCATCGGCGCCATGTGGCTGAGCGAGAACGTGGAGACGAAGTTCGGGCAGTTCGCCGAGGCCGACCTGAAGAACTTCCACGACACGATCGACACGCTGGCTCGCGTCGTCGGCGGCCTGACCGGTCTGCCGCCGCACTTCCTCGGCTACGTCGGCGGCGAGCCGGTCAGCGCCGACGCCATCCGCGCATCCGAAGCGCGGCTCATCAAGCGAGCCGAGCGGCGCCAGCGCGCTTTCGGCGGGTCGTGGGAGCGCGTGATGCGCCTGGCGATGCAGATCCGCGACGGCTCCGTCCCGGCGAACGCCGCGCGGCTGGAGACCATCTGGCGCGACGCCTCCACGCCGACGCTCGCTCAGACGTCCGATGCTGTGGTGAAGCTGCACGCCGAGAACCTGCTCCCGGACGAGATGGCCTGGGAGATGATGGGCTTCTCGCAGACGCAGATCGCCCGCATGCTCGATATGCAGCAGCGGCAGGCCGACCGCGGCCTGGGTGCCGAGTTCTCCGCGCTGATCGGCGCACAGCGGCAGCCAGGTGTGCCGGGCCCCGAGGTCCCCGTCCCGACAGCGCCCGTTCCAATCCCGCAGATTCCGTGACCGACCTGCGCGGCGTCGCTCGGGCGTGGCGCCAGCATCAGGCGCTGATCGTCCGCTCCGCTACGGACCGCACCGCGGCGGCGTGGGCCGGGCTGGACTCCGCGGACCTGTCCGGCTCGTGGGCCGCATCCGTCGGTCCGGCGATGGTCCGGACCCTCGCCGCGGCACAGCGACTCACCACTGCCGGTGCCAGCCAGTACGTCTCAGCCGCCGTGGATGCCCAGAACGGCGATCCGGCGGCCGATGGCACGATCAACGCCTCGGCGTTCTCCGGCACCGCGGCCGACGGCCGGTCGCTGGCCGGGCTGCTGTACACGCCGGTGCTGAAGACGAAGACCGCGATCGCCGCCGGCCTGTCCGTGCCTGAGGCCCTGGCCTCTGGCGCCGCCGAGCTGTCGATGCTCGTCGGTACCGAGGTCGCCGACGCCGGCCGGGAGGCGGCCGGCGCGGCGATGACCGCGACCCGCTCCGTCCACGGCTACGTCCGCATGGTCTCCGGCTCGGCCTGCTCACGCTGCATCATCCTGGCCGGCAAGCACTACAGGTGGAACGCGAATTTCCAGCGCCACCCGCACTGCGGATGTACGGCCATCCCGACCGTCGAGAACCTCCCGGGCCATCTGACGACCGATCCGCACGCCTTTTTCGATCATCTCTCGCCCGCGCAGCAGGATGCCCGGTTCGGCAAGGCCGACGCCCAGGCGATCCGCGACGGCGCGGACATCAACCAGGTCGTCAATGCCCGGCGCGGGCTGTACCGGACGCAGGTCTTCGGCAAGGACGTGCAGGCCACCACGGAGGGCATGACCCGGCGCGGTCTGGCCGGGCAGCGCCTGGCCGGGTCCACCAAGGGCCTGCGTCTGACCGTCGGCCAGATCTACGCCGACGCCGCCGGGGACCGCGACCTGACCATCAGTCTCCTTCGCCGCTACGGCTACCTGGTCTGACCTCAGATTTCCGACCGCGCAAGGCGGCCGGACGACCCCGCAACGGAGTCACCATGAACATCCTTCCGAAGCCGTGGCGGTTCCAGCTGGACCGGCACGACGACCCGCAGCCCGACCCGACGCCCGATCCGGACCCCGCTGCCGACCCGGCGCCGGAACCTGAGGACAAGCCCCTCGGCCCGGCGGGCGAGAAGGCGCTCAACGCCATGAAGGAGCGTGCCCGCGCCGCCGAGGCTGCCCGCAAGGCAGCCGAGGACAAGGTCCGCGAGTTCGAGGACCGCGACAAGTCCGAGCTGGAGAAGGCACAGGAGACCGCCGCAAGGGCGACCGCCGAAGCCGCCGCCGCACGGACCGAGCTGGCCCGCACTCGCATCCTCGCCGAGCACGGCCTGTCTGAGGCCGACGCGGAGTTCCTGCCCGCAGGCTCCGAGGACGAGATGCGTGCAGCTGCCTCCAGGCTGGCTGGCCGCCTCGCTGCCGCGGCGCCACCCAAGGGCCCGCGCCCCGACCCGTCGCAGGGATCCGGCCGCCCGGTCGCCCCGACCGACTACCGCACCGCGCCCAAGGGCGACGTACAGGCCTACCTGCGCGAGCACGGCGTGCGCTCCTACAAGTGATCAGCATCCACGCACGGCTCGGCGACGGGCTGACGCGCATCGAGGTGACGGGTCACGAGGAGCACGCCGAGGACGGCCGCGTGTGCGCCGCCATCTCGGCGATCACACAGACCGCCTTGCTCGGCCTGGCCGCGGTCGCCGAGCAACACCCCGACCTCGTCACCATCGACATCACAGAGGACTGACCATGAAGACTCTGAGCCGTTTCCGGTTCGACCTGGGCCGCCACGACCTGCGTGGTGTGCTGCCCGCCGCCCTCCAGCCGATCATGCAGAACGGGATCCTGGACCGGATCTTCCGGGACGCCCTGCTGCCGCAGTTCCTGTTCCCGGCGACCGCGTCCGTCGAGCCGATCGCGCAGGGCATCGGCGCCACGGTGACGTTCACCCGCGACGGCCTGCTGGCGGTGGCGACCACGCCCACCACCGGCTCGGACCCGTCCCCGCAGACGCTGAGCTACGAGCAGTGGTCGCTGTCCATGGAGCAGTACAGCAACACCATGGACACCAACCGGCTGACCGCCCGCGCGACGCTGGCCGACACCTTCGTCCGCAACGTGCAGAAGCTCGGCCTGAACGCCGGCCAGACGCTGAACCAGCTGGCGAGGAACAAGCTCTACGCGGCCTACGGCGGCGGCCTGTCCTGGGTGGTCACCCCTCAGGGCTCGGCTTCGACCACCTGCGTCGTCAAGAGCGCGGCCGGTTTCGACACGGTCCTGGTCAACGGCGTCCCGACGGCCGTCTCGGGTACGAACCCGCTGACCATCACCCTCGCTGGCGTGGCGAACACCGTGGTCGCGTGCAACCTGGCCACCAACACCCTGACGCTGGGCACTGCGGTGACGCAGGCCGTCGGCGACACTGCGGTCGCGGCCACCTCCCCGTACTCGCTGCGGGCCGGCGCCCGCGCCTCCCGCTACGCGCTGACCGGCGCGGACGTGATGACCGCGGCGCTGGCCCGCTCGGCCGTTCAGCGGCTGCGGACCATGAACGTCCCGACCATCGGCGGCAACTACGTCTGCCACATGGACCCGACCACCGAGGGCGAACTCTTCGCGGACGCCGACTTCAAGCAGGCGTACCAGGGCCGCGGCGACTCGACCGTGTTCGGCGAGATGTCCATCGGTACCTTCCTGGGCGTCGACTGGGTCCGGAACAACGAGTCCCCGTCGACCACCGACGGCGGCAGCTCCGGCACCCTGACCGTGCACCGCCCGATCTTCATGGGCGCCGACGCCCTGATGGCCGGCCCGTTCGAGGGCATCGCCGACCTGCTCGCCGACACCGGCGTCGAAGAGGTGCCGATGATCTCGATGATCGGCCCGGCGAACGGCGTCGAAGTCGCGATGATCATCCGTCCGCCCCAGGACCGGCTCCAGCAGATCATCTCGGCGACCTGGTCCTGGGTCGGCGACTTCGCGGTGCCTTCGGACACCACCACCGGTGACTCGGCCCGCTTCAAGCGCGCCGTGGTCATCGAGCACGCCTGATCGGAGGTGCGAACATGCGCGTCTACGTCGAGCACGACATGACCGTCTGCCACGTGTCCCAAGTGATCGAGCTCAAGGCCGGGACCGTCGTCGACAGTCCGCTCGCGGACTACCTCGTCGAGTCCGACTGCGATGTCACGATCGAGCAGGACGACAGTCCGGCCCCTGCGCCGGTCGCTGTCCCTGCCTCCATCGAGACCGTCACGCCGCCGGCCGAGGAGTCGCACACTCCCGGCAGCGGCGAGCAGGACGAGGCCCCCGAGTCAGCCGCCGAGCCCGGGCCGGCCGAGTAGCCCATGGCTGCCGAGCTGGTCACCGCGGCCGAGCTGTCGTCCTGGGTCGGGCAGACGATCCCGCAGGCCCAGGCCGACCTGTTCATCGCCGCGGCGACCGCCCTGGTCGTGGCCGAGGTCGGCCAGACGCTGACGCAGGTCATCAACGACACGATCGTGCTGGACGGCACCTCCTCGGAGTGGCTGGCGCTGCCTCAGCGCCCTGTCACGGCCGTGCACTCGGTGACGATGCAGGACGCGAACCTGTCGCCGGTCACGCTGGACACCTCGCAGTACTCGGTGCGGGGGAACCGGCTGTGGCGCCCGTGGGGCTGGCAGTTCTCGGCGGTTTTCCTGCCGCCGGTGCGGATGCTCGGCTACCAGTACATGACCTACCCGCCGCCGTCGCAGGTGAGCATCGTCTGCGACCACGGCTACCCCTCGGGCGATCCCGGGCTGGAGCTGGCGCGGATGGCCGTGTTCACGCTCGGCGCGAGCGTCTTCGCCAACCCCTCCGGTTCCCGGTCGGTGACGGTCGACGACTACACCGAGACCTTCGCCGACGCCTACGCCGGGATGCAACTGCCGCCGGGGACCCGCATGGCGCTTCGCCGCCGCTACGGTCACTCGGTCGGGTCGGTGAAGCCG